GGCTGCAACTATTGATGCGTGGTCCCACCCTGGAGTTCTATCTACTGCAAATACTTGAACTCTTGAACAAGTACCGTAAGGAAGGCTCTGCCAAGTACCTACAGGAAGCCACGCATTCATGCTGGAAACAAACTGGTTTAGGCGATATCTACGAGCATCAGCCTCTGGCATTGTTGCTAATTCATTCTTTACAGATGCCCAAGAAAGTAGACCAGATGCAAGATTTGGGTTAGCCCTGCGTACTTCCTGCTCATCAAACACATCACAACCCTGTGGAGCCTCCCAACAGAAGAATCCAAACCTTTCAAAGTTCTTATCCTCATCTACTGACTTAGCACCACGCTCATATAACTTCTTTAACAGTTCAGATGTGTCATCTCCTGCTGTAGTAATACCAATTGTTATACCGTCAGGTCTTGTGGCAGAACCCAGAGCCATTGCAGTCCAAACATCCTCATTAGCCACATGCAACTCATCAAATACAACAAGGGATGGATGCAGACCCTGTGCTGTTCCTGCCTTAGCAGCAATAACCTTGTACACACCTGTGCCATCAGAAGTCCAGAGACCTCTATGTTCTGTAGAACGAGAGAATAGAGATTTCAAGATATCTGAGGTCTGTGTTTGGTGTAGCAGTCTTCTATAAACAATCTTTGCTTGGTCTGCTGAGGCTGCTACTGAGATAACTTCAGGTGCAGGTTCATGTAACAACATTCCATAGAGTGCAAAGAGTGCACCTATCAAAGATTTACCATTCTTTCTTGGCATTGAGATACAGACCTGTTTGTATCTAAGTCTTCCTGCTAATTCAGGGTCTTCATGGTCATCTGGATATCTTTCCAATACCCTGCGTATTAGCCACTTCTGCCAATCTGTTAAAACAAGACCAGCGTTGTGCTTTTCAGGTAACTTCCATATTGCTTCTACTACATTTATTAACTTGTCACCATCAGTAACAAGGTTCTCATCAAGGGAAGATGTGTAGTGTGTGGGTAGCCACTCCAATTAAGCCCCTGCTGCTATCTGTGCAAGCATTTCTTGAGGAGTTATGCTCAAATCCTGTCGTCTATTGTTCATTAAGCCTAAATTGCTCAATAACCCAATCAAAATAGGTGCTAATTGATGCCTTCTATCAGGCATTTGGTCCATGGTTTGAGCCAGTAGAACAGCCTGTTGTGCTGCTCCTAAGTCTGCATCCTCAAGCCATGTAGCACTTCTGATAGATGTGATTACTGCGTTCTCTAAAGTTAAATCCAGTTGAAGGGGTTCAAAATCAGACTTAATTAGCCTGTGTGCCCTTGGTCCTTGTGTCATTCCTGTTCTCATTCTGCCTCCTGATTTACTAATTATAGTTTGGTCGTATTTCAACAAAGGATGCGGGGTTTCCTACATCTATATAAAAAACCATCAAACCTTTCAAACCTTTATATCCACATATTGTGCATATATGAATCACTATTTGTATGGTTTGTTTAATGGTTTGGAGGATGCGGGATATCTCAGAATAGGTCCCTACCCAATAGATATGTGATTATCCATAGTTGCATACACATCATGATGAGTTCAATGTTTGTCATTTGTACTTAGGGTTAAACCATTGCATTCTTACTCTTGCTATATCTCTATCCTGTAATGTGCTATTACACATATGACACATAGGCTCAAGGTTGTCTAACCCATCTCCTCCTCCCTTGCTGATAGGGATAATGTGATTAGCCGTATCTGCAACATTGCCACATGTAATACATGAGGGATTAGTACTTAGTAATATCTTTCTATTCTTCTTGTATACCGTGCTGCTGTAGCCCATCTACCCATCCAATCCAGTCCATTGCTCTTCCACATCCACTACATAATTCACTGGCTGAGTCCACTCTGATACAAGTGGTGCACCAGAATATGGAGGTCGCTTCAGGAGGCGTTCCATCCTTTTGTCTATCTCTTTGTATTCTTGCCAATCTATTTTTGCCTCCCATACACATACCAAATCAAGCAAATGAGGAGCACATACATAGGACCAGTCCATATGCCAGTAATAGGCTGCTTGACCACATCTAACACATGGTCTTGGTCTTACAGAATGCTTGTATTTCTCAAGGTAGTAAGTAGGACTATCTGGAAAACCAATCTTAGGCTGCCGCATTTCTCATAGCCTCAAATATTTGTGAAACCTTCACAAGATAGCCCTTACTTGGATTTGCTCCATCATTCATTTCAGCCTTTGGAGACTGTTTGCAGAGTTTCTTTAGCAGACTGGTTGGAACATCAAGGACAACTGGTTTCAAGTCTCTAACAGGCATTACAAGGCTCCAATAGTTAGCCTCTGTAACTTCTATTCCACTTGGTTTCCATTTACCATCATTGTTATACCAACATTCATATTCAATGTAGAAGTTACCTGTCTTCTGCCATTGATAATCTGTCTTTACTTCTGCCGTTTGAATAATGTCAGCAGTAAGGCTCTCACCTACAAGCCCATCTCTGTAATCATTATCCCAACTACTTAAACTCATACTCTATTTTACACCCTTTTTATTAACATTTCTAAAATCTCTCTTTTGAGACCATGACATAGGTACATCAAATGCCATTGTGTGTATGTAGTCATATGCTGTTATTAGTCGTTCTAATTGAATTTTATTCATATGCCGTTCAAAGTTGGCAGGGTCAATAACATAATATGACTCCTTCCTACCTGTCGCTGGTCTTCCTCTTTTACCGTTCATACATATCATCAGTATCTGGATTTAGATTTCTATCTTCTCGTTCTTCATTGAACCAAATAATCTGCTCACTTGGTATGAACTCCCACTTGCCTACATTCATTGCTCTGCCTCTCTGTTTGTAAACATAAATATCCTTTATGTTTTATATTCTTTTTTGTTTTGTTGTATGCAAGAGCCATAAGCCGTGTCCCTGAGAGATATATATTCTTTATATAATTTATATAAAGTAATTAAGAGTGCTTAATTCTTAATCTATATATCTCGCTTGAAGATATCTCTCCCCACTGAAGTTCACTCAAATATTTCTATTTGACCTGCTCACCCATATCCTCGTGGTGACACGACATGGAATGCTTATGCCAGATTGATTTCTGGATTCTTATTTTTGAATAGACAGTTGAGAAAGAACGCTCTTGTAAGAAACTCTTTTCCTATTCCCCCAAGCAGGGTTGAGAGATAGGTGCTGCCTAAGTACTTCTGTGGCTTATGTGTGGCTTGTGTGGATTTCGTGTGGCTGACTTAACGCCTATCCGTTGCCTGTGTGCCTATATATCCAATTGTAGCATACTTTTGTGACCTACGCCACACTTCTTGATACCTTATGTTACTGACCAGTAACTTATACATTTCTACCAGATGGGGTCAGAGTTTCTTCTGTCATTAGGGTCCTCTGACTTCATCCTTAAATTCTAAGACCCAGTAGAGGCGAGTAAAGGCTTGGCAACGGTTCCTCAAACCCCTACTGGGGAGGTGACGCATATGTCATGCGTACATTCTAATTATACAGCATGTATTTTACTAAAGTTAAAACTTATTTCTAATTAAATAGTTACCCATGTGGTGCCATCAAATCTTTTAGCATTCCAATCAACCCATGCAGTTCCATTCCAAACTTTCTGACCTGTTGAATCTACCCATGATGTTCCATTGAAGTATTTAACTGTTCTTCCAACTGTTCCTAATCCTGCTGTATATATTTCTGATATTGCATTTGCATCAACTGATGCTGCTGTTGAGTAATGAAAATTAGATATCCAAATTTGTGGTGAATTTGTTCCTTGATGAGAAGATGAAGAAAATGAAATTCTTGCAGGTGTTGCATTTAATTCACTATTGGTGACAGTTTTAACTAATTGCCCATTAAAGAAGCCTGACTGAGCCGTACCAACTCTACGACAAGCAATGTAATACCAAGTATTTGGTTCAAGCACTGGTGTATAAACATCATTTTGACCACCCATTTGTATTATGAGTCTTCCTGCCAGTGGTATTACTGCACCACCTTGGTTAGCAGGAAATGTGTAAGTTGCTGTTGAGTTTGTAGGAACTACAAATGCGGTCCATCCTGCTGATACAGAAGAAGGAGTAACGGAAAAAACATTTATGCCAAATGTTAAAGCACTTGGCGTTGTAAGTGTTGGTAAGGCTGACATTTTGAACCAAAAACCCATTGTCCAATCTTCATCTGCAATACCTAACAATTCATTTGCATTTGTTGTATTGAATCGTGGTGCACCACTTGTTGGACAGTTATATCTCCAAGAACCTGCTCCACCTGCTGGTCCTACTGTTGGTTCAAATACTGGGGCTGGACCATTTTGTAATGCCCAAGTTCCTAAAGGATTAGAACCTGTTCTTGTTGGTGTTAATGTATAAGCCTGATTAAATTCAATTCCACGCTCTAATGTATAACTATTGATTTTGTCATTCAATACGCTCATTTAGATGACTATCCATATCCAGTTTGTTTGAGGAGATGCAGGTGCTGTTGCAGATACAAATACATTCTGAACACCATTAGTTCCATTAGTACCGTTTGTTCCTGCAGGTCCCTGTGGTCCTGTGCTACCTGTATTACCTGTTAAACCAGTTTCACCCTGTGGTCCTTGAGGACCAGTTAAGCCAATAGGTCCTTGAATACCCTGTGCTCCAGTTGCTCCTGTTTCACCTTGGATACCCTGCAAACCTTGTGGTCCCTGCTCACCTTGTAAGCCTTGTGGACCTGTTGCACCTGTATTGCCAGTGTCACCTTTAGGACCTTGAAGTCCTTGTGCACCTGTTAAACCTGTATCACCTTTAACACCTTGAATACCTTGCAAACCTTGAGGTCCTGTATCTCCAGTATCTCCTTTAGGACCAGCAACTCCTTGCTCACCCTGAATACCTTGTGGACCTTGTGGACCTTCAGGACCAACTATCTGTCCTGCATCATGCCAAACAGTGCCTGTCCATACATAAAGATTTCCATCTGCATCATTGATGTAAGAATCACCAATAGTGTTATTTGTCAGGGGAAGTAATGAAGCATTAGCAACAGAACCCTTAAGAGTTACTGAAGCACCTGCTTGTCCTTGTGAACCTTGAGGACCTTGGGTTCCCCCTACGCCTTGCAAACCTTGAGGACCTGTTTCCCCTACTTCACCTTTGTCACCTTTAATTCCTTGAATACCTTGTTCACCTTGTAGACCTTGGGGTCCCTGTATGCCTTGAGCACCTGCAGGTCCTGTTTCCCCTACATCTCCCTTGTCACCTTTTAATCCTTGTGGTCCTTGTAAACCTTGAGCACCTTGAGGTCCTGCAATACCTTGCAGACCTTGTTCTCCTTGCACACCTTGTGGACCTGTACTTCCTTGTGGTCCTGTTTCTCCTTGTGGACCTACTGAACCACTATTTCCTGTGTCGCCTTTTTCTCCAGATGGACCTTGTGGTCCCTGAACTCCTTGAGGTCCCTGTGGACCCATAGGTCCTGCTGCTAATGGAATGTTTGATGCAAATAATTTGATTTCATCTGGAGCAATTACTTCTACTCTTGTTGCTTCTTGGGAGGTTACTTTAATGTTAATTGCCACCTTGATAAACTCCTTGTGCTCTTGAAACATCTGACTCAACATCAACCTTTACTTTTAATACGGTTGTTTGTGCTCCTTGAAACCACAACTGCACATCAAAGTAGAACTGCTTACCCCAAGCAAATGGGTCTTGTTGCATGTTTAATGACTGCCATGGAATTTCAACTGTAATAACTCCTGTTGATGCATCACCTTGATTTGGAGAATTTTGAGGAGGAGGAGTTGTACCAAACCAAGCATTCATCTGTGCCAATATCTCAGGGTCAGTTGGGTATCGTCTTGCTACACAAAAGATTCCATCAGCGATAGGAATATTTCCTTCACTATCTTTTAATTGGATAGTCAATCTTGACTTATCGCCTCTATAAACTCTCCACTCTATTTCAGTGGGTACATTATTTAATGTTTGCATGGTTCCTCCAGAATTGCTGAACTACCTCAATTGTAAAATATAGGTATGTTGACTATGGAGAGAAATGAACGCTGAATTAATAGGTGCCTTTGCATCTGCAACGGTACTGATATTGGGGTCCATGTTTGGATTAATTAAATGGATGATTACTAAGTTCTTATCTGAACTCAGACCCAATAGTGGTTCAAGTATGAAAGACCAGATAACAAGGCTGGAAGAGAGGGTTGATGATATCTACCTGCTCATAGCCTCTAAGGAGAAGAAATGAATACTGTTTATTACAATGGGGAATTAATCCCTGCAGAAGACTGGGATTATGCCTTGTCTAAGCCTAAGACTAAATCAAGTAAGAAAGAGTCTAAGAAGGCTGAGGTGGAACTACCACAAGAGGTGACTCTCCCAGAGGAGTAGTCCTTTGTTAGAGGTCATAGTGGCTTTAACCCTGATGCTGACAAATGCGGGGATGAGTCAAAAAGAAGTAGTATGCACTTTAGAGTTAGTAAAGATAGAGAGTAACTACAACCTACATTCAACCAACAGTTCTTCTGGTGCATATGGTTTGTTTCAACTTATGCGTATTGACAAGAAACTATCCATGAAAGAACAAGTGGTGAGGTTTGATAGGTATATCAATCACAGATATAAAGGTAATACTTGTCTCGCATTAGGGCATTTACGCTCAAAGAACTGGTATTAGCCCCATAGTGTGCTATGTTTTCTATGCATGAAGTTGTGTAGGTATTACCTTAAGAGTTAAGGAAGTACACACAACAAAGAAAACTTAATAGTGTGTGTATTGTTTTAAGTTACTGCAAAAAGTGTGTATGTGTTGAAGTCACAGTAGCCGCAGCGCTTAATGCAGTACGGGATATGTACGTAAAAGGAGAGCGTACCTATGTGTGTTATCTCTTCTTGCATATGTAAACAATACACACTTATTAACAATTCTTTAATGTAGCCCCACTATGTGCATAGGAGAAAGACATGTTAGTAAGTCAATACTTTGAGAAGTTTATTCAGGACCATCCATATAGATATCAAACCAAGGTAAATATGGTGAGGTGTCTGAAGAAGTTAGAACTATGGGATATGGAGTATGAAGAAGTAACTCCAAACCTTTGCTGGAATAGGATTGAAGGCATCATCAACCAGAATGTGAAGAGATGTTACTCAGGCTATATGCGTAATATCTTTGACTATAACTTTAAGCAGATGCCAGTAGTAATGGGTATACCTAAGACCTATGACTTCCCTCCCAAGGAAATAATCCATGAGTTAATTGAGAGTACTAAGTACAGAAGGATTCTCTATTTGTGTATGTATGCAGGTCTTAGAGTAGGAGAGGCTTGTGCTCTTGTTCCCTCTCAGGTAAAGAAGGAGGGTAATCATTACTGGATTAATGTTGATAGAGCCTTTAGTCAGGATGGTGTATCTCTTGGTTCCCCCAAAACTTTAGGCAAGGTAATGATTCCTGAATGGTTAGCCCTTGAAGTCTTGGCTATGAAGAAGGAAGACTATTGGCAAAAGGGAATACCTACTAAGAGAGTTACAACTAATTGTCAGTCATTAGGACACACTCAGAAGGTAAGAATCAATCCTCATATGCTTAGACATTGGTTTGCTACTGACATGGTTAAAAGAAATGTTCCTGCTAATGTCATTATGAAGCAGATGAGACATAAGACTATTAATACAACTATGCAGATATATGCTCAGGTTAATAACACTGACTTTGTAGATGCCCTGCCTGATAGGGCTATTCCTCAGTAGGACCTTTAGCAGCCTTCATAAAGTCAAAGTTGCATGATGGGCAAACGGTTAATCCCTTTGCCACATTCTTCCCACATGCAGGACACTCACGCTTCTTTGTGCCTGTGACCCTGTAAAGGACATACAGGAAGGTATTGAGAAGTGCTAAGAAGAAGATTAGAACCATGATGCCTATGCCATTGGCAGTGTCATCTGCATTTACATCATAACCAGCAAAGAAGGAAATAATTATGTAAGCATTTATGGCAATGATTACCCAGCCAAAAGGTCTAATGTCTTTCATTCTGTACAGGCAATCTCATAACTTGCAATTGACTCTGCTATTTCCTTTGTGGTGGTGTCATAACGCTTCTCACCAAAATAGATAACTGTTCCATCATTGAGCACATTTGCTGGGAAGGTATCTGCTACTACTGAGTTACCGTCTGCATCAAGAGCCTTTGCTTCACAAGTTAACTTGGTCTGAGGTGAGGCAGGGTACTTAAAGATAGGTGTCCATGCGTAAGCATTCTGGTCTTCATCAAAGAAGATGTTTGGCTTAATGTCATAGACATTCTTGACTGCTGCTGGAGGTGCTTCTTCTTCTCCACCTGTGAACTGTCCAATTACTCCAAGGACAACTATCACAATCAGGATGATGAACTTCTTCTTCTTGAACCAAGGCTGGTTTACAGGAGTCTCATTAGTCATACCCAAAATGATAGACCAAACCCCTCCCTTAGTTATCAGACATGGTGGGAGGGGTAAGGCTTTTTCCTACAGGCAGGGTAGGAAACTTAGGTTGTTTCTGTGGCTATTACGCAAAAGTCCTCTTCTACTGCTTGGTCCTTGACCACATACAGGCGTAGGGCTGCTGCGTACCAACCCCAAGGAGCCATGGAAATGCTTATTTGTTTAGATGTTTCTACTGGTCCAGTGGTAGCAAAGTTTGCTTTGATGTAAGCCTTATCTGCTCTGTAGTCAGTAGGTAATGTTGTTAGTACTTCTATTGATGAGTAGCCCTGTATCTCTTCAGTCCCTGCCAAATTCCAAGGGGTTATCTCTGCTACTCCTCCTGTTAACTGCTGGTCTGAAATCAATACCTTTACATTGCTCTTAGCCTGTGGTGAGTCATTGTGAATAAGAATCATTCTCTCTTGTACTAAGGCTGCTGTGTTGTCTGCATTTGTAATTGAATAAGGAGTCACAATTGCATCTACCTGAGATGTTGTAAGACCTGTGAACAATGAGTTGGTACCTGTAGGGATAGGAACTGGATACCAATAGTGGTAGTTAAGTCCATTGTCCTGCCCTGTTGCTGCAATGTTTGTGTAGTTATTGTTTGTAATGGCACCACCTCTTGTAGTGCTAACTCCATAAATCTTCATTTATACATACTCCGTCCAAGTAATTGTTATATCAAAATAGCCCCAACTTAAGGTTCCAAACTGCGCTGTTGATGCATTAGTTTGCTTTGCATGGACACCCAGTGCATAGTTGTTATCCCAGATATAAGACTTTAATGTAGACCCAAGCGTTATAAAACCAGTTGAGTTGTTGTTAACTGTTTGAGATTGTGTATTACTTTGTTGTCCTTGGGTATAAGTACTTGGCAGTGAGAAGAATGGTGCCCAGTCAAAAAACCACAATTTGCCATTTGGTCCTGTTGAACCAACACCAAAGATAAAGTCAATATTTCCTACTGAATATGAAGCGTTGTTAGTAATATTTGATTTGATATAACTATCTACTTCTGATTTGCTAAAACCGTATACAGCAGCATGATTTTTGTTTGTTGAATTTTCCCAACCTATTTTGGCAGACATTCTTTGAAATGTAGAACTGGCAATTTGAGTACCTGCTCCTGCAGTATCTTTGTAATTGCCCTGATACTTCCAGTCAACATTACCTAATGTAGTAGGGAAGTTTGTTCCATTCCTGAAGTAACCATTTAAAGCATCATCACCAACAAAAACTCTTGCTGTTCTTGTTACAGGCTGTGGAACATATGCATTCCAAACCACAATAGAAACTGTTGAACCTGAAGCAAGTCTTGTTCCATTTGTAGGAGACTGACTTGCAACTGTGTCTGCTGTTGCCTGACCATTTGATGACTGGTTTTGATAAGTCACAGATGCATTAAGACCTAATGCCTGAATGTTTGATACTGCTGTAGTTCTTGCACTGCCTACATAGTTACCAACAGTTGGTCTTCCATCTACATAGATACCGTAGTTAATTGCTTGTGCTGTTGCTGATGTTCCTGCTGCAGGTGACTGACTTGCTACCTTGCCAAAATCAGATGTGGTCTGTGTAGAGGTTGAACCAAGACTGTTACTTCCCCATGTGAAGTTAGAGTCAATAGCACCTGATGCAGGTGTGCTGCCAATAATGCTGGGAACTGTGTATGTAGGCATAGGTACCCAAACTTCAACATTGACTGTACTTCCAACATTGACAATGGTTCCTGCATTTGGAGATTGAGACTTAATTGTTAAATGTAGTGATGTATTAGTAGTAGGTACAGTTGTTGGATTACCTACCAGTTCTGCTGTGTTAAGAGCATTGCTTGCATTCTGGAATGTCTGTCCAACTAATGATGGAACTGCAATTGTTGTGTTAGGTACATAGACTGCAAAGTTAATGCCTGAGAACTTGGCAACTGTCTGACCTGCAGGAGTAGCCTGACTTGCAACTTTGCCTTCATTTGCTACAACGGTTGTTTCTATACTTGAGACTGTTCCAGAGTAGAGATTTGCATCCTGTAATGCTGTGTCTGCCTGTGCTTGGGTGAGCCCTACCAAACTTGGAACTGTGGCAAGAGTGTTCACATAAACTGTGTAGTTAACGCTGCTGTTGGTCTGTACCTGAGTACCTGACACAGGGAAGGTTGACTTAATTTTTCCATCTAATGCTGCATTTGCTGTGGCTTCTGTTGTTCTGGTTCCTGGAGATAGATTGAGTGGAGACAATGTTGTGTAGATATCTTCTTCATCTGTGTTAACTAAATTAGGTACTGTTACAAATGGCTTCTGAACATAGTAGTCATAGATGACTGAGGTGCCTTGGTCTTGTTCTGTACCTGCTTGAGGGAACTGAGAACCTGCTACTACCTTTCCAACAAGGGAAGAGTCATAAGTTTCTATTGTCTCTAATGGACTTCCTACTACAAGGTTTGCTGCAACAATGGCTTGGTCTGCTGCACTCTTAAGTAGTCCCCCAACATTTGGAACAATGGTTGTTGGTTGTACAAAGTTATAGAGTTTTACAGAGACATTGCTGAACTCTGCTAATGCTTCTCCTGCTGCAGGTATCTGTGAATCAATAACTACCTTGTCATCTCTACTGAGAATGTTGGTTGTCTCATACCCTGCAATTGTGTAGCCAAAATTAAGTGGGTCAAGAATTGTGTTGAGTTCTGTGGTGGTCTTTAAATCCAAATCAGGAACAGGATGAGTAACAGGAGGTGGTGGTGGAGGTGGAGTAGGAGCCTCAATAGACCACTTAACAACCTGTGAGATATCTCCATCTGAAACAGCAGTAGGCAACCAAGAGATACTTGTTCTTGCCTTTAACTTTGAGTTAGTAATCCAAGCAGACCCATTCCACACCTTAAGTGCATTCTGTGTTACCCAGTTACTGCCATCCCAGACCTTTTGCATCTGTCTATGACCACCTGATTGGTGCAATGTTCATGTAAGGATTAACTACTGAAACAGTTCCTGCACCTGTCTTTCTTGCTACAGGTGTAACTACTGTTGAACCTGCGTTAAATATTGCATAGAAATCATTTGATGCTGAGTTCTTACCTACAACAAAAGATGTTGCTGCATCTGCTGCTCCCATTGCTCTTGTGGTGGCACCTGATAGTTGGACTCCATAGTTAACACCTGCTGTGTTATCACCTACTGGTTCTACAACTCCATAGGAAACATGTACCCAAGCAGGTTCAGTTAATGTAACTGTGACTCCTGTTAGGTTTGCAAGTGCTTGATAGGTACCTGTGTTGGTAATAGTTTCTGTACCCTCGTAAGAATACTTAGCAGGATTAGGTAACACTGCATCTGTATCAAACCAAATCTGTCCTACCTGTGGTGCTGAAGGTGCTGCTGCTTGTACTACTGCAAGTCCACCTACTGAACCCCATGAGTTATCAGCCTTCTTAACATAGAAGGCATGGTCTGCTTCTACATAGGCTGCATTAACTTGGGTGCTTAATCCTGTTAGTTCTGCAAAGGTGTCTACTTGTACAACACCATTATCTTGTACATCCAGTAGTTGTTCTGCTGTAAGAACATTACCGTCTGCAAATTCAATATATCTAATTGTCATATAAATCTACTCCTTGGAAACAATATAAATTTTACTCTCCATGTATCTTGGTCAGCATCAAAGGTATGTTGAATACCAATAGTTGTTAAGGACTCGTCATAAGTAAATGTGTTGGTCTTATGATGAACCTTGATTCTGTCCAATATCTCTGAAGATGCTGCTAATGAAGGGTTTTTCTTACCGTCCCATTCAATTTCCTTAACCAGTGGAGTTGGTTTCTGCCATTTGTTAAGAATGCTATTTGCCCATGATGTGTGTGCATTAGGGTCTTCTTGTAAATTAAAGTTTGTATCAATGTTTAATGCATTAGTTCCATACCTGTTGATTAGTGCTTGTCTTCTTACAGGCTCCATAGTGTCTGTCTCAACAGCCTCAGTAGTTACAAATGCTCCAATACCTGCATCTGCATCTTCTTGGAACTCTCTCTTGTAATAGCCGTAAGTGTTCTGACCTTGTACTTCATTAATGGTGGATTGGATGTTGTAGTCAAGGGATATGTTCTTGTAGCCATACTTGGTGGTGTCCTCATTGTTGAACTCCATAAGGGTTGTGCCAGTAGGAATAGTCTCTGATGCGTAGCAGTTAAGAGTGCCTTCCTTGTCATAGAACAAGAAGCCACCCTCTGTGTCAGATGCAAGGATGAGTGATTCCCATAGAGTCTTGTCATCTTTCCAATAGCCATGGCTTACCTTCCCACCACCGTAGATGTTCTTAGGCATATCTTCTTTACCTGCATTAGAAAACAGAGTATTGATTCTCTGACTCCATGTTTGGCTACCGTGTGCATTGATGCTTGATAACTTAGTCATTGTTTGCTGTAGGTCTGCAATAGGGTCCATCACATCAAAGGTAATGAGTGGGTTGTCCTTGTCACTTCTATAGTCAACAAACTGATTATTCATTCTTCCTTGGAAGATAATTTCATTACCCCTGCGTAGTCGTACCTTGGTCTTAGGAACCATGTAAGCATTGACATTAGGGTCTACTAACTTGTTGGTTGTGACTACATGCATCACACCTACATTAGGAACTGGAAGTGCATAGGCTCCTGTGTAGGAGTCCACACCTCTCTTAATGTTTATTGATAGAACGCCATCCAGAATAGAAGTCCACTCATACTGACTGTCATCATTAAGTTCTTCATCTGAAGCAATTACTGCCTCATTGATTCTGTCTGTACCAAGGGTAAACAGACCATCAATAAAGGTTCTAAGTTCTAATGTTAATTCGTCTTGTAGTCTCATCTGCCGTTGACACCTGCGTACTTATCAAGTGCAGACTTAACATATCTGCCTACTTCATAAGGGTCAGTGCCTATTCCAGCATTGATAGTTATGTTGACTCCACTGCCCCTTGAACCAACAGTAGGAGGTTGTAACTTAATAGAACCCATTCCTGCTACTGCTAAACCTGCATTACCTCTAATACCCATTGCTAAGCCCTGCATAAGGTTTGCACCATACCCAGCCATAACCTTTGATGGTGAAGAGATATTGAATAATGATTTGAATCTGTCTTTCATGTTCTTGGCAAGTGTGCCAATAAAACTAAGTGGTGCTGAGGCAAGAGACTGCATACCACTTACAAGACCATTGATAATGGCTGTTCCTAATGAAGACCAAGAGATAGATTTAATCTGAGTCATCATGGTGCTAAGTAGATTTCTAAAGAAACTTGCAATGATTGATACAAAGTTCAATGGATTAAAGGCTACAAAGATACCTGCAACAATGTCATTACCTAATTTCTCAGTTACCTTTGATGGAGATGCAATCATAAAGATTGACTTACCCCATTCAATAATTGCACTCTTCAACCCCTTCCAGAAGTTCTTTACAATCTCTGTAACTGCCTTAACTGGGTCCTTAAGAGGAAGCATGATGCCATCAATAATCTTGTTACCAACTTCTTGCCAAGTGTTAGGGAAGAGTTTCACAATCTCTCTTGCTACCCTCTCACCTATCTCAACAATGAAGAAGACAACCAATCCCTTGGAAAACTTACCTAACTTGTCCCAGATGCTCTTTATGAGAATGCCAAATGCTGCAAGGATTTCTGGGAAGGTTAGTCCCTTGAGTAATGATGGGAATGCTTTCAGTTCCTTGGAGATAAGTCCTAATGAGGTTCCTGCTGCTTCTGCTGAAGCAACTACTGCAGACAACTTACCTACAGTCCACAGTGTTCCTAATGCTATTGCCAGTAGTTTTACTTCTTCATTTAATCTTGTCTCCCCAGTTTCTGGGTCCTTGTAAGTAAGTAGGTCTACAAATGCCTTTAGAAGTGGAGTTGTTTCTTTAAGGATTGGAAGAAGGAGTACTGAAATCGCATCCTTCAAACCTTCCAACTCATACTGTAATTCTT